CTTTAACAGAGGCAATCTGTTCTTTGAGTTCTTTTACATCAGTATCATAGTACTTGACTTCTGGAACTACTGGAATAGATTCTTTAACAGAGGCAATCTTTTGGTCCAGAATATCAAGTTCATCATCATAATACTTGACGGTTGGAATTGATTCTTGAATTTCTAGAAGACGTGATTCGATTGTAGAAATCTCATCATCATAATATTTAATTTCAGGTACAACTGGAATTTCTGGAATTTCTGGAATTTGAGAACGAACTTCTTCAATTGCATTTATAATTTCATTCAGTTCATCTTCATAATATCTAATTTCAGGAACGACTGGAATGCTATTACGAACATCCACAACCATCTCTTTCAGTTGATCTAACTGATAGTCATAAAGAATTGGTTCTGGAATTGTGGGAATTTCTGAACGAACTTCCTCTAACTTATTTTTAAGTGCCGAAATATTTTCATATAAGTCGGAAGGATCAAAAACCTCAGGTACTGGAATACTACCTTCAATTCTTTCAAGTTCTTCACGAATGGATTGAATATCCCCACTATAGTCTTTTTGATTTGGGATATTATCAATTCTATTTCTAAGTATCTGAATATCTTGAAATACTTTAGTAAGATCAGTTTCTTCAGGAATTGAAAGGACCACTCTTTCCAAGTCATTCCTTAATAATCCAATCTCCTCAAGATAAGGATCTACAGGTTCTTCAACAATTTCTTCTACAATTAAAGGTTCTTCTATTACTTCTTCTACTTCCTCTTTTATTTCCCCAAATAATTCTTTTGGAGAAGAAATCCTTTTATTTGATAGTTCTAATTCTTCTTGCTTTGTTTTTTGAGTAAGTTCATCTGCAAGAGATTGATTTCTCTTCTGCTCAAATAATTCCGAAGGTTTCTTAAGAGACACTTATTCTTACTACTTTTTCTCGTACTGATATTTATTATACTCTATACTCAGCAATTTTGTCCAGTACTTTATTGAGATACTTATGAGCTAGGTCCTTCCCATCATAAGTTTGCTCATTATAAAGTTCGGTCTTTAATTTCTCTACCTGAACTTTAATCTCGTCTTTTGTAATCTGATTTTTAGACATAATAAAAAATCCTCTCCTTTATATAGAAGAGGATGAAAAGTCATTTTGCAAATGCTGCCTTTACTACTATCAAAGAAAGAAATACGACAAAATAAGTTTCTACTATTAACATATGAAATATTGTGTTCCCCACTCATATTTAGAATGGGGGTAGGTATTATTGCTTATTTTGTTAGTGTTTTACCATACTCCAGGAATAATTTGTCCCGTTGTAAGATAAGTACCAACGGCAATCACAAAACCAAGCATAGCGAGGCGAGCATTAAGAATCTCTGCCTCAGGGGTCCATCCGAATTTCATTTGTTTTTCTCCTTAGTAAGTTTCAGAAAGTTGATTCACCGAATATGCCAAAAGAATAAAAAAGGCAATAGTAGTGATTGTAAAAATAACTTCGGACATCAGAAGACACCAAAGAATAGTTTACCAGTAGCAACGTAGGACACGATGCCTGCTATGAATCCTAGCATAGCCCAGCGCCCGTTGGCAAGCTCTGCTCTCTCATTGTGAGTCATCATGCCATATTTTGCAGCATCTTCATCAGAGATGTACATCGTGGGTTCTTTAGCAAACATATTTTGTTGCCCGAACTCATTAGTCGTTACAGTCATTTTCCGTTTTGTTACGAAACATTACAGAATTATATAGCATTTATAACGATTTGTCAAGTAAACTTCCAGTTTCAGCAAACCACAAGTAATCTAAACAAGATTCTTTAAATGTTTTAAGAGCATCTTCTGCATCATCTACAAGTGGTTTCCCACTGAGATTGAAACTAGTATTTAAAAGAATTCCATGTCCTGTTATTTTTTTAAATTCCAATAACAATTCATAAAGGTATCCATTTGTATCTGAAACAGTTTGTATTCTACATGTATTATCAACATGTGTAACTCCAGGAATTATGTCGATCTTCACTGGAAAAGATACTGTCATAAATGGACTTTTTTGAATTTTACCCATTTCAAAATACATAGAGGCATCTTCTTCCAATACTGCTGCGGCAAAAGGTCGATACCATTCCCTCCTTTTTATTAGATTAACCAATTCTTTGGCATTAGGATTTAAAGGATTAAACAATATTGATCTATTTCCCAATGCCCTTCTTCCAGATTCAGGAAAACCATCGTATACTGCCACAGATTTATTGTTGGATAATATTTCTGCAATTTTTTTTATTGGTGCAATTTCTCCAGAATATTTGGGAACTTCATATCTAGATGAATTTTTTCCATGAAATGCAGTGGTTTGCAATGGATATATTTTTTTATCTTTGGTCATTTTGCGATAATATAGCATTGCTTGACCTATGGATTGACCTCCATCATCACACAAAGGTTCAAAATGAAAATTTAAATTGGGAAATTGCTTTAAGTAATAATGATTGGCAACTACATTCATCCCATAACCACCACTTATACAAATATTTTCACACTGTACTTTTGAAAATGCTTTTTCTATAAGACTACACATACCATTTTGAGTTTGCAATTGCACCTCTAGGCAATAGTCAGCAATTGGTTGATAATTTTCTTTAGTAACTTCTGATACTCTTTTTATTGGATAATTTATTCTTGGAACTTCTTTGACCAAACTATCTTCTATAAATTTTGGAAAATTGGGAATTCGTTTCCCATAAGAAGATAATCCCATAGATTTACCTGCATTATGAGATATTAGTGTCTTTTCAAAATTTTTTCCACCAAGCAATTCAACACCATCAGTATAAGACGCCGATATTCCCCATCCAGAACAGTTATATTCAAAATTTAGTTTTTCTTTTAATGTCTCATTATCACAATCCTTTCTATAAAAAAATTCCTTTAATTCTTCAATATCGAATGGAAGTGATTGTTCTATTAATTTTAGAAAACTATCTTCTCCCTTTGGTACTGGATTAAAATTTTTATATAAGGGAATAAAAATATCTGGATACTTTGCAAAATATATCGTTTCCAATTCAATATACTTTATGTTTTCCGATAGTGTATTAATATGAGCTCCTGCACCATCAGCAACAACAACTAAAGATTCTTCAAATCCACTGTTATAAAAGGCAATTGCGGCATGGTGAATATGATGATGCTCATCAAAATTCGATTCAACTTTAATATTAATTGGATTCTTATTAAAATTAGATAATTGGTTGAGAATAATATTAGCATCATCATCATGCTTTATTTTACTAAGTCTTTCTGATAAAAGAAAAGTTTCTATTTCTCCATCATTATATACACACAATGAAGTATCATGTCCGTGATGTACAGATAAAATTCTCAAGATTACTTACCTTCACATCATGGTGGTGGTTGATTTTCAGTGTACTGAGTTACTGATGGTGGGAGAGTTCCGAAGTATGGGTCATAGTTGAAAATATCATTCCAATCGGGAATTTTAAGGGCGTCATTTTCCCAAAAAGACCAAAGACCCTGATGACTTGATTTATGAAATACATCAATATGAATATCATGAATTGATGATCCCAACTCAATCTTATACAGGAACAAAGGAATAGCAAAAGTATTTCCCGAATTATAAATCAAATCATCAGCAACAGCGCGAGGTTTGACACCATTATCAAGTTTATACTTACCATCACGACAATGAAGATTTACAAGTTTCTGAGCGTGATGACGAGTAATCATATAACAAGCAGTAGAGAAATCGTTTACAAATCTCTTATGCATTCTTAGATGAACTTGTGCGGGATTAATGATTGCAAGTTGAACTACATCATAATCGTAAGGAACCTTTGCAGAAAATTCCTTCCAAGTAAAAGGCCAGTAACGAACTGTTGAAAGATCACAATCATCCTCCATAATCAAAACGTGAGTTTCATCGGTATTTTCCAACCAATGTTTCAATGCCTTAAGATGAGAGGTTACACATCCAACCTCACCAGAAGACATCGCATCAGGATATCTCCCCTTTAAAATCTCACCAAGATCTCGATCATCTCTACCATCATAAGCAGAGATGCGAGTATAGTTTTCAATTTCCCAGTATTTGAACTGGTCTTCCATAAACTTTGCTCTTTCTGGTTGCTCGTCCAGATTGATATAATATATTGAAGGCAATCCCTTCAATTTATATGCTGCTTTGTTTCTATCCATCATTTTTTAACGTAAAGTGCGTCTCCCCAAATTTGTCCTTCCCAAGAAGTTTCTACTCTTTCCATTCCATAGGAAGAAAGAAACTCATCGAGTTCTTCGACGTATGCATTACCCTCATAAACTTCATCACGATTTACTTCACAATAAACATAATCAACGCGCTTCAGAGTTTCTGTAGCACCTTTTAGAACTTCCAGTTCATATCCCTGAACGTCCATATTGAGGAAATTATAGTCCTTTGTATCAAAATTATCAAGTAGGTCAACTTCAACTTCTTCTGTTCCATTAAACTTAACATGAGGATGATGCGTTAAATGAACTTTAGGTTTTAAGATAGAACTACTTTGCTTTTCATTATCGCTCAAATACATTGTTGCAGTACCAGGAGAAGATCCTAAAGCAACTTGATGACCTTCAATATTAGCATTGAGAGTCATAACTTTCTGAGCGAGAACATCAAAACACTCACTCAATGGTTCAAACAAGACAATATCCTGAATACCATTCTCAATATATTCGGAAATTTCTTCACCATAATGAGCGCCAACATGGATGATTCCTTTAACATCCATATTATATTTTTTTCGTAATCCTGTAAAACTAAGTAGCATTTTATACCTCGATGAAATCGCTAAGAATTGTGTGTAAGATGGAAGTTTTATGAGTGTCTGTTACTTTTAACTCATTATGCCAATTGCAGGCATTTCTGAAATGCAAGAACCTTTGATCTGCATGAAGTTCCATCTCATATCCACCATTTGAAATAGATGAATCTTTAAGATTTATACCTCGATAATCATCGGGATATATAACATCCGTTGCCTTAAACTTAATATTCTCATTACGAAGTAATTTATACGTTCCACCACAAGAGTCTAGCATTTGACCCTCAACTGCTTGTGGGTAGAAATCAAAATCAAGATTGTCAAGTGAAAACTTCTTAAAGAAAATTAAACCCTGCCAAACATATTCAACATTTCCTCTAGTTTGAATCAGACCAGAAAGATCATATCCTTCCATAAATTGAGAAACATTTAAATCCTCAATCAAAAAAATGTCATGATCTAGAATCATTGTAATAAAATCTTCATCATCAGGTTTGATGAAGTTATCATAAGTCCACTGAATAGCATCTGAGTTATAAAAACTCGGAGTATTACCTGGTTGTGAAATATGATGGTGAAGAGGTACATTATTCTCTTCACAAATTTTTGTAAATTCTTCTAGATGTTGATTATCCCGAGTATCATAAACTACATGAAACTCAAGATCATCTTCGATATATGTTTTAAACGAATCAATCTGATATTGTAAGATATCTGGTCGATTAAAGGCAATAGTAAAAATCTTAACTCGCATAATGATCTAATAAAATTTGCACCGTTTTTTGTGGAGAAAGTTCTCTATCTACAAAATCTTTTGGTGTGTAATTATCTAGGTTAGAATAAAACCTATCAAATACATCTTCGATTTCTTCTGGTCTAGTAATTTTTTCACCACACTCATTAGACCAATAAGGAACTGAAGTTGCTGGTACAGCATATTCTTGTCCCATATGATCCCAAACAGGTTGATCCAAAACAAACAATGGTTTGTTTGCTGCCATCATTTCCTGAGTGGCAACTCCTTGGCTTTCTGTATTATCAATTATAACACAAAATCGAACTGAAGACAAAGCCAACTTAAACTGTTCTTGCGAGTAATTACCATACTCTAAGAGAGTAAATGTTAATCCTCTTTCTTGAAGATGATTTAAAACGACCATTAAATGATTTCTAGGTCTATTTTTAAAGTAGATTAAGAAATCTATTTCTGGTTCTTTCTCTTCAATCTCTGGTGCATAAATTGCAACAGGCCAATTTAAAGTTCCCTTAACATGGAAAAAATTTGTATACAAATCAGCAACCCACTGAGATGGTGTGATAATTTTCCCATACTCAGTAAGTTGTTGAAATTCTGGAGCAAAGGGCCAAACCTGTGGTCCAACTAGAAGTTTATCTTTATTCTTAAGTGTAGCGTAATTATTAACCTGATAAGGATCCCAATGTAAGAAAAGATTATTTTCATACTTTTCCTGATTAGTAGCAAAGGAAACTCCAGTATCTTCCAAAGAACGAAAGAGGTTTTGAATTACTTTTTTTGGTCCAGACATTCTACCTTGCAGATGACTATCCCTGTAAAAAATATTAAGCATTTTTAGCAATCCAATCTTCTAATATTTCAGTTGGTTTCCAACCAAAAGTCTTACGAAGTTTTTGATTATTGGCAAGACTATATCTAGTTTCACCAGGGCGAGGAGCAATATTAACAGTATCTTTAGAAATCAATCTTGCAATTTGATTTACTGAATAATTTGTTCCCGTACCAACGTTGTATACTTGACCGTATGCCTCAGAATCAACTTCAGTAATCGCTGCAAGAATATTTGCATTTACAACATCACCAACATAAGTAAAATCCCTACGCTGATTACCATCACCAACGATGGTTAAAGATTCTCCAGCATCACGTTGACGAATGAAAATACCAATTACAGGTGCATACTGTCCCCTCAAAGGTTGACGTTCTCCATAGACATTAAAATATCTAAAGATAACTGTCCGAAGACCATAAAGTTCAGTATACATTTTACAAAGTTTTTCTCCATTGACTTTTGATACCGAATATGGATTCAAACAATCATCAGGTTGAGTTTCAATATTAGGAGGTTCATTGCACCCATATGCAGAAGAAGTGGAGGAATACATTACCTTCTTAACTCCTGCTTCACGAGCACATTGAAGCACAGTGCAAGTTCCTACAGAATTGATATAAACTGCCTGGATTGGATTTTCAATCGCAGGTTGTATACGTGCTTCTGCAGCAAAATGAAATACATAGTCCACTCCTTCATAGAGTGGACGTGTTTGCTCATAATCACAAATATCTAATACGTGATTTTGTGCCTTTTCATTCCAATAAAATTTATCATGAGCGGAAGAAAATTCATTGTCAATAACAACGACCTCATTGCCCTCTTCAACTAAACGATCAACAAGATTCGATCCAATAAATCCTGCTCCGCCAGTAACTAAACATTTCATTAATATACCCTCAATGGTTTCCAAAAATTTTTGTGTGGTTGAAAAAATTCAACACTGGGATAAGAACTAAGTGGTTGATCCGTCCCATTCGAACTTGTTTGATAAAAGAAAGGATCATCAAATGCATATACATTATAATACCTTTGAACATCAGCAAACCCAATATCTTGATGATCTGAAATAAGATATCCATGATATGATATCTTTTTACAAAGAGATGCATACTCCTTATTATAATACAGTATAGCATGAGCGCCTACCATATTATATACACGCAGTAATCCAGGATATTCTTTAACAGTATCGTATTGAACACAAGGACCAGAATGTCCGTTCATTCTACCCCAAGATGAGATACCAAGATAAACTGCATCAGTATCATCTGGGACTTCAATAATTGGTTGAAAATTTTTTACAACACAATCATCTTCAAATACGATAAATGGAGCATCAACTTCATTTAAAGCATCATGATGAGATAAAGAACATCCTGCTAAATGTTTGTCAGGAAATACATTACCTTCAATACGAATGATTGTCTCAAATCCAAGTTCGGATAGCATCTTTTGCATCCGATTATTTTTTTCAATATCCCTAGCAAGATTAATGTATACTGCGGGGATCTTTTTGATCTCTAAGCGCATTGTGATTCTTCTTCAGTGCAATAATTTTGGGAGAAAATGGGTAATCAACATTTTGCATTTGCTCTTCTGCAAAACAATAAGATGGAGTAAGACTCAATGTTGGTGGATTGTCAATCAGATAACGATTCATTTGAGATTCATCGTGCCATAGAGCAATCACATCGTTCTCAAGATCTTTTGTGACGCGATCAGCAAGAATCTCTGCCATTTCAAGAAATCTCTTAGTAGATCCTCCGTTGAATCCACCAGCATAATAATTTTCACCTTCTTCACCAATAGGAACATATGCCAATGATTTAGGATTCCTATCATAAGATCTTTGTTCTTTTTGATAGAAAGATTGATATGGATGCATCGTTGCAACAAGATCACCAAGAACTTCGTCACCAACATTGTCAACTATACCCATGTCTACATCAAAGTAATAGCAATAATCAAATTGAGAAATAAATTCCTTTTCTTTGATAAAATAATTAAATCTTTTCAAAGTTGGCATCGGCCAAGGTTCATGATCGATTTGATGAATTCTCACATTATCTGAAGTTTCTACTTCATGATCTGTAAAGAGAAGGCATTGAATTTCATGCCCGTTCAAAAATTTTTCTTCAATATTATCAAGAAGTCTCTCAACAAATTGAATATACTTATTTGTAGCAATCGTAAGAATACAGATTTTCATAAAAATTCAAAATTTTCAAAAGTAATGTCTTCAACACTTTTATTTACACATTCACCACCAAACCAATTCTGAGGAGCAAATACTTTTTGACTTTTTGCTAACCAAGCACCCCACCAAGAAAAAGAAGAATTAGCAATGATATGATACTGTGCGAGAGACATCATACACAAATCAACTTCTGTTCCATTATTTTCCGAGATGAAGAAACGATCTGGAGCAAAGAACTCATGGTCTTTACACCATTCAGTATCATCAGAAAATACAATCACAGGAATATCACTAGGAAGTTTTGTAAGTGCCTTCTGATAATATTCAATATCTTGAACGGGATGATTTGGATTAGTAGTATAATCTCCTCTACGGATATGAAGAGAGATAACGTCAGTATCACCAAAGTTATCAACAATACATTTGCGGCAGTCCCGCATTACCTCAGATTTGAAAGTAAAATCTTTGCGAATATCATCTTCAATGTGTTTAAAATATTTTTCAGATTGATAATATCCAAAAAGATCTACATTATCAGGACAATTTACAAATAATTCTTTATCAAAGGTATGGGATCTTTCTTGCAATACAGAATTTTGAACCAGACCTATTTTATTTGATTTTTCAATATCAAATACATCATAAAGAATTACATCAGAATTTTTTACGTTATTATCATTTTGTCCGAAAACTTCTCTAGGAGGAATGGAAAAATTATATTCACGATTAGTTGCAATGCCCTTCAAAGAAGCATATTGAAACATTTGATTGGCAAGTCTTCCCAGATTACCTAGATGATTAAACGATAACATTTTTCTTATACCATTCATAAGTTTTTTCAATACCTTCGCGGAGACCAATTTTAGGTTCCCAACCAAGGGATTTAATTTTATCCACGTTTAGAACTTTTCTTGGAGTCCCATTTGGTTTTGTTGTATCCCAGTTAATATCACGATCATAACCAACAACATCAGCAATTGTTTCTGCCAGTTGTTTAATCGTTATGTCCTCACCAGTTCCAACATTAATGTGTCCTGGTTCATCATAGTTCTGCATACAAGTATAACATGCCTCTGCCAAATCATCAACGTGAAGAAACTCTCGCATTGCGGATCCATCACCCCATAGTTTTACTGATGATCCATAGCAAGGACCTCCTTGATCTATAAGGTATCCATCTTTTTTTGCATTATCAAACTTAGCAATCATTGCTGGGAGAACATGTGATGTTTCCAAATCAAAATTATCATTAGGACCATAAAGGTTCGTAGGCATCAATGAGATGGCATTGAATCCATACTGTTCTTTATACGCTTGACACATCTTAATACCAGCAATCTTTGCAATTGCATATGCATCATTTGTTGGTTCCAGAGCACCAGTCATCAACTGATCTTCTGTGATTGGTTGAGTGGCAAGTCTTGGATAGATGCAGGAAGAACCGAGAAACAGAAGTTTCTTAACTCCAAAATTATAGGCATTATGAATAATATTATTCTGAATCATCAAATTTTCATAAAGAAAATCTGCTTTGTAATTATTGTTTGCCATAATACCACCAACCTTGGCAGCGGCAACAAACACATAATCAGGTTTTACTCCACTAAAGAAACCTTTAGTTTCTCTGGAATTTGTAAAATCAACCCAATCACGAGTTCCAGCAACGATATTATTATATCCTTTTTCTTTTAATTTTCTTATGATCGCAGATCCAACCATTCCTTTGGCACCCGCAATCAGAATCTTACTATTACTGTCCATAAACACACATATCCTCAACTAATTGTTTAAAAGAAATCTTTGGTTCCCAACCTAGTTTTTCCTTTGCCTTAGAGGCATCACCCAATAAAGTTTCAACTTCAGCAGGTCTAAAATATTTAGAATCTACTCTAATGACCGCTCTCTTAGTATTCCAATCATATCCAACCTCGCGCAAACCGTCACCCATCCATTCAATCTTCATACCAAAATAAGGTGCTGCTTCATCAACAAAATCACGAACCGAGTATTGAGTTCCAGTGGCAATTACAAAATCTTCTGGTTCATCTTGCTGAAGCATCAACCACATTGCTTCTACAAAGTCCTTAGCATGTCCCCAATCACGTTTAGCATTAAGATTGCCAAGATACAAACAATCTTGAAGTCCAACAGAAATTCTAGAAAGTGCCTGAGTAATCTTACGGGTTACAAATGTTTCACCACGACGGGGAGATTCATGATTGAAAAGAATACCAGTACAGGCATACATCCCATATGCCTCACGATAGTTCTTTGTGATCCAGTACCCGTAGAGCTTCGCCACACCGTAGGGAGAGCGGGGGTAGAAGGGCGTTGTCTCCTTCTGTGGGGTTTCCTGCACTAATCCGTAGAGTTCGCTTGTGGATGCCTGGTAGATGCGTACACGCCCTTCCATGCCCAGGAGACGCACCGCTTCGAGGATACGGAGAGTTCCCATAGCATCAACATCAGCAGTGTATTCAGGCATCTCGAAGGATACCTTGACGTGACTTTGAGCACCAAGATTATAAATCTCATCAGGTTGAACTTTTTGAATAACTCTAACTAAGTTAGTAGAATCAGTAAGATCACCGTAGTGAAGACTAAGACGATCATAAATCCCATCAATTCTGTGAGTATTGATAAGGGAGGATCTCCTGACGATTCCGTGTACTTCATATCCTTTTTCTAACAACAATTCAGCAAGATACGATCCATCTTGCCCTGTAATCCCAGTAATTAGTGCTTTCTTCATTAGTCTGAAATAATTTTTTCGATGGCCTTTACAGCACCATCCCAGCAGAGATATTCATTATAGCACGTTTTACCATAATCTAGCATCTCCTTATACTTACCACTACTAATCAATTCATCCACAATTCCTGGAATATGATGAATTTGATTTTCATCAACCATTACACAAAGTTTATTCCAATCAATAAACTGGCGGAATGGAAGCCAAAACTCATTACTAATGTAAATTGGAATACAACCCATCTGAATAGTTTCATAAAATCTAAACGATGCTGGACCATATCCACGAGGACATAGACCAAAAATAGAATCATTCAGAAGATCGCGGAAGGTATCAACATCTCCCTGATTAATTGCTGCAGATGGAGTTTCGTAGATATGGTATCCATCAATGTTTCCCAAAACATCAAACATTTTTTCACGCAATTCGTGCGTTCTACGACCACAAAAAACTGCTTTGTATTGCTTATCTTCCCTTGGATATTCGGGATGTGGATCACAAAGAAGAGGAACAGGTTCGTATTCAGAATTTTTACCAAGAGGGGAACTGAACTTTCCAGATGCAGCAAAGACTTTACAGTTCTCAAGTTCAACGAGAGTTCCACCATCGTACTGAACTACAGTAAAAAACTTCTCATCAGGAAGTTGTTCTCTAACTGCATTATAATAGTTAATCAAAGGTTGAACGTTCTGACCGTACCCATTAATTAAATGGTAGGCAGTCCATTGAATTGGCAAATAGATATAATCACTTTCAATCTTTTCAAGATTAAAGGCAAAATAATCAAAACATCTCTTTTCAATTAATGGGTTATTTCCCTGATGTGGGGGATAAACCAGACTCATATCAGGAAGGAATTCCTGGGGAACATCAAGCATTCTCATTTTTAATCATCTCCTCATACATTTGTGATGCGGCACCCGCTTGCATACCAGTGCGTTGCCAAAAACTGTCATCGCGTATCCGATGAAAATAGTAAAGATCAGGAACAATTTGAAACATACCACCAAGAACTAACCAGTAGTAAGAAAATGCAACAACATCTGCTGCATAAGGATTTACATTTGGATCTTCAAATGCATCCTTCAAGGAATTAACATAACGATCCCTATTGACAAAGAAATTTCCTGTGTTTAGTAAACCATTAACTCCCAAACCACATCCCATATTTTTGGAATATGTTTCCTCAACTTTAAAGAATTCCTGAACTCCCTTAAGATCGAATGGTTTGTAACCGAATCTCCTATGATTCCAGTCATCCCATGCTCTCCAAGAATCCTTACGTTGCATAATGGGAACACTAGGACAATAACAAATCTTCTCATCCCATTCTGGAAGATTATAGATTGCAGGAATACTACAATCTACAAGGAAGTTATCACTATCTAAAAGATATACCCATTCATTCTTTGCCTGACTTACAACATGATACTTGTTTCTAAATCCACCAATATTAACATCATTGCGAATAACTTCAATCTTTTTTGCTTCCTTACCAGCATTTACTGCGGTAAGTAATTTTACTACAGATTGGCAAGTTCCATGATGTTCGTTCATCAACGATGCATTGACATCGTAACTGATCTCTTCTCCATTGTTTATGGAACTGATTTTTTCTAGTAGATTAGCATACTGATCGTCAGTTGAATAATCATCACAGATTATAATTTCATCTACACGATCGTCAAGAAGAGGAATTCGAATGGCATCTTCAATATATTCAAAACTATTATAAAAAGGAATAGCAACTGTAATTTTATTCATCTTAAACAAGTATCAAGGAGCATTTTGTAGTATTCAACTTCAGTATCTGGACAAGCTTCAAGAGCATAATGTGGATGAATTTTACATTCAGAATATGTTTTTGTATGACCTATCCATTGACCCACTATAAGATCCTTTTCTTTTAGATATCCACGTTTGATACATTCTTCAATATCAGATATCCTATTACCAAAGACAGAAATTTTTTCTGGGTGGCGAGAAGAGAGTGCTGATGGTTCAGGATACCTCAAAGGCATTTTAGTAGATCCTATAACTCTTACTCCAGTTGATTTGATATAATCAGATCCCACCAATTCAAACTGCCAAGGAGTTTGAATTTTAGAAAGAACATCAATCAAAAACTTACGGCGCCAGATACACAGTTGAGTTGTTGCAGAGTAATTTGCATCCCTCTTTAAAACATAAACGTGGTCGTCCAACATAGTGTAATCCCCGATTCTATATGAAGGACTAATTCCAAGTTTGGCAGCGCCAATTGAATAGTCATCACTCATATAATCAATTAAATCAAAGTAAGCATCATAATCAATAAAATTACTTTGAAAATAATCATCTAAACCAAACATGATAAAATCATCTTTGGTATCATCCAATTGGGATAGATATTCGACCAAATATCTGGACCAAGATTCACTTCCACCTCTTTGCTCTACATCCAAAGAAACATATTCGCCAGTAGAAAGTTCTCCATCATAATCACCATAATTGAGAAAGTGGAATTCAAATTCTCCAGGCAAATATTTGTTTAACAAATAAGAACTGGCAGCAAGAATTTTCTTACTGCCCTCATAACCAACTAGAATGGATTTCATACCAACTCCATGATCTCTTCAATAGTGAACCTCTCTACCTCTGAAGAATTTAGACCGCCTTCAATAATAACTTCATGAAAATTTTCTCCAGGTTGCAATCCAATTGTTTTAACTTTAGGAACGTTACCCTCAGGAAGATACTTACGAATCATTGCCTCAAGAAGATCCCCAACAGACATTGACTTCATTTCTGGAACATAAGGTTTAGAATCCTGAGCTTGGTCTAAACAATCGAAAATTAGATCAATTGCCTGATCTACAGTCCAATAAAAACGAGTTGCTTCTGGATCAGTAATAATCAATTCTTCATCATTCTGCAGACGATCTTTCCATTTACAAAGAACAGATCCTGTCGAGTACAAAACATTACCGTACCGAACAGTTCTATATTTTGTTGTAGGATTAATCTTTTCATAATCACTGAAAAGACGTTCGTGAATAAGTTTAGTTGCACCATAAACACCACTTACTTGTGCTGCTTTATCAGTACTAATACCAAGAATAAAATCAATTGGATACTTACGAGTTAGTTCAAGTATATTTGATGTTCCAGTTACATTCCCAAGAACACACTCTCTAACATTTTGTTCCGCAAGACCAACGTGCTTAAACGCTGCAAGGTGGAAAATTGCATCAACACCTTGCACTGCCTTTTCAGCACAATAAGGATCTGAAAGATCTCCAGGAATAATCTTCACAAAAGGAAATTTTTCCTTCAATGCGACAAGTTTTCCTTCATTCCTTGACATGGTTACAATGTTGGTACACCCTGCTGCCTCAAGGCGAGCAATAAGTTCTTGTCCCAAAAATCCTGCACCACCAGTGACCAGGTAAGTTTTGTTTTTATCTAAAATCATTTTACTCTCCAAATCGATAAACTTTCACGCCACCAAAAATAAAATTTATTGTAACGCATAGACTCTGTAATAAATTTATGCGTCTTCTCTTGATCCAATTCAAACCCCCAAGCATTCATTAGTTTCTCAACATCTTGTTTGGGAAGAGGACTAATGTGTTGTGGTGGAGCATCTGCTGGTGGATATGTAGAACTCCAGGTAAGAATTAGATACTTTCCAGTCAATCTTTTCAGATTATCAAGGAAAACATCAAGATATTTTGGATCAATATGCTCTGCAACTTCAGTACAATTCACAAGATCAACCGTAATGTTATCATCAAAGGGATCTCGGATATCAAAAATATTGATACATTCCTGCACTTCCTCATCTGCATTTTCCTTTTGATATTCAAAATATTCAATGCCACAGCAATCAGAATGATTCAACATATTATACACTAGATGTCCTGTAGAACACCCAATATCACAGAAAGTTTCAACCTCATCAAGATCAAATGTTGCTTTGATGCAGTTATAAAACTCATCATAAGGAGAAGAATCCTCTCTGAGTTCCATCTCAGGAGGATACATAATATCAATGTTAATTTTACCATCCTCATTAAATGCAAGAGGAGGATTGCGATTTAAAATATGAGGATCCAAATCGGAGTGAGTCTTACCAATTACACTTGAAATACGATCGTTCCAAGATAGGTTTTTTTGATAAAATTCTTCAATCATTCTCTTTCTAGTAAGATATGGTTTCCGTTACCCTCATAAGCAAGATAATCTACACCTTCATATAAAGGTTTTTCATCGATCTGATAATTAGTCCACTCACCAAAATATGGGCGGTTGATATCAATAATACCTGCAAGAGCATCAATTGAAGAACCAACATCAAGAAATACTGCATCAGTATAGTTCTTAAGGCGATGAATCAATCCAGATTTAACATGACCCATTCCCATTAAGAAGATCTTAGAAGTAGAATTAATCAGTTGCTCTCCAACTAACTTTTCAGTAGCATCAATATCATCACAAGCAAAACGTTGTGGAAGAGTAATATAATCCTCAAACTTTTCTAGACCAAGATACTCTTGATATTGAGGTGCTTCCATCAAATTCTTGATAATATTGATCTTACGGTCAGCACCAATCAAACCAATTTTTCCTGCAAAGTTCTTAAGTAACCACTTATTAGCAACCAACCCATAACCATATTCAGCAGGAAAATCAATGTTAATGCCTGGAAGAACCTCACTAAAGCGTTCACGATTTTCGGGGTAGATTTCACAAGTATAGTAATCACACTCTGTAGCGCCTTCTACGAATGCCTGGTGATTGATTTGATCGTATCCCTTACTCAGGGCACGACGACCAGGAGAAGCACTCCCAACACCTTGCTTCTTCAGGAAGAAATAATCACCATCACCAAACTTATAGAAGGTACTTGATGCACCTTGATCTACAAGTTCAACAAGAAGATTTTTAAAGTTCTCAAGTTCAGTCTGGAATTCAGGAAAAGTTTCAGAATTACCAAAGCAAGGGTGATTATCCAAATTTACAGATTCTTCAATTTTATAAAGGTCCAAATACATATCAATCCTCCGTTACAGCAACACCATGATAGACAGCAGTCTTTCCATCATAAGATGAAATACCATTATCGCCATAGTACTCTTTTACCCAATAAATCACATAATCAATATCTTCTTGAGTCATTCCAGGATGACAAGGAAGGCTGAGTAGTTTTCCCCATTCACGATCTGCAACAGGATAATCCCGATTTTGCTTCACAACATTATATTTGTGAAGTGGTTTAAAGTGAACGCTAGTATGAATCTTTTTATCGGCAAGATAATCAATCATATTACTACGCTCAGCAGCAGGAACACGAGCACAATAGTACTGAACTGTTTCACTATGAGCGGGTGTGCGGATCAACCCATCCAGACCTTCATTATAAGACTTCTGAATATGACGCCGCCATTCAAGATTCTTAGGAAGTTTCTTCATCTGCTCCAAACAAATGGCAGCAGAAAGGTCAATCATATAGCATTTATAACCTAGAACATCAACCTCATAATCCCAAGAATAACCAGGTTTACCAGTTAGACCATCATCCTTACGAACACGGGAATATGTGCTGGTGATGCCCAACCAAGTCATAGGAATCAGTTTCTCATACAGTTCCTTATCATTAGTGGTAATCATTCCACCATCACCACAAGGCATCGTTTTCACTGCCTGGAAAGACCATACAGCAACATCACCTTTTGTACCAGCACCAGGAGTATAGCAACTGTGGGCACAATCTTCTAGGATTAATCCATCATAGAACTTGCGAATCTCATCAATCGGAGCAGGAGTTCCTGCATGATTCACAGCAATCATTGCCTTCGTATCTGCCCGCAAATGCTTCCTAACATCCTCAGGATCAAGGCAGAGAGTATCTTCCAGAACATCAACAATATTTGAAGTGCAGTTATTCCAAAGAGGAACCACAGCAGTAGTCATGAAAGAAATAGTAGGATTAATAATATCACAGTCCTTAATACCAAGTGCTTTAAGAACCAGATCTTGTCCAGTGGTCGCACTATTAACTGCTACTGCATACTTAGCACCAACCATTTCAGCAAATTTCTTTTCAAATTCTGCAACTTTAGGTCCTTTACCCCACCACCCACTTTCAATAGATTCCCTAATAGAATTCAATTCTTCTTCACCACCTACAGGGCGAAGAACTGGTAACATAGTTTCACGAATCTTCATTGGTTTCCTCATCTTTCTTTTCTAACCAGGCGATGCCTCGGCAATCATCACTAGTACTGACTAAATTATATCCGTACTTACGACTAAAGTCAACCATTGCACGGCCAACTCTATCTGGATATGTGCGAGTGTCATCCAGAAGAATTGTAGTGATTCCTAACCGAGCACAGTTTGCCAAATCACTTGAAGCAACATCATAAGAGTGTCCCCCATCAACCCAGGCAAGATCAAATTCTTTATCAGTAGTATATTCCGATAGGATCTCTACAGAATCTCCACAATGAAAATCAATAAAGTTCTCACCGTAGTATTCATTCACCATATCAACACAAATTTGACTGGGAGCATCAATACCAAAAGTTACGATCTGAACTTCAGGTAAAACTTTTTTGGCGAGATAGCAGTATTGTGCCTTATGAGTTCCGATCTCCAAAATTCTTTTTGGTTTAACTTCCTCAAGAACTTGAACGTGTGAAAGAACCTGGACTCTCATCGAATCGAGATCCCCAGAAACATCACCAGAATCATAATAAAAAGTTGAACCATCCAAACTAACATCTACAGCATGAAGTTTTTCGATAAACTCATAATCGAAAGACTCAACAAATTGACCAAATAATTCTTTATTGTAAGGTAACATAATTAGCAAACGTGAAAATTGTTAACATCAAGGGTTTTTTTATTTCTTTCCCAATCATTTCGAATCATTCCCAACCAATTCAACCACTCATATTCAATTTTATTTTCTTTAACAAAATTGTATAAAATTTGTTCTGAACCAAGATGTTGAGACAAATCTACTTCCATGTGTTTGATGGCATATTCTGCGTAATCAACCATTACAGAAGTTTTCATTGAAAAAAACATATCATTATAAATTCCTGTTTTATGACTCTCTAAAAACTTACCATTTAGAAATGCAAAATCGGGATTTGATAAGAGTGCTTGTTTTTCCAACGTTTCTGTTCTTTCAAAAACGTAGGGGCAGGTAAAGAATCTTCTTGCTGTGATGTAAGAAACATTCTTATAATTATCTAGGTCGGTTTCATCAAGGGCAGATTTGAGCATCAAAAGTTCACCCATTCCCTTATTCTTTGTGCCGATATTTGCTTCACTTCCAACAGCACACAGTTCAGATTCTGAAAGAAGTTCTCTCAGTTCTTTATTTTTAATTTGGTCTGGATCATCAATTGTATTCTCACAAATGAGGAGATCAAAAAATTCAGGCAAAACTCTCTTTAATTGTTTGATGCATATCAGGTATTCTTCCTCTCTACCATCATTTACTTCTTCAGACAATTGAAGAGGTCGAATAGAGCAGAAACCTAGAGCAAGATTTTTCATAGATAATTTTTTTATAGTTTAGCATAAACTTCAGGAAAACACAAGTCATCAAGACCATCAATAAAAGGAATACTGATTTCAAATCCCAATGACTTAAGTTTATCCAAGTTTAAAGTGAAATTTTTTGCCTGAACTCTTTTATAAAATTCAGGAGTTTCTATTGAAATTATATTACTTTTGCTACCCAACATTGATCTAGTCATTAAAATTATTTCCCTATAAAGTTCTGGGAATCCTGCACCAATATTATAGATCTCATTTAAATTGCCATTATCCATAATATGTTTAATTGCACGAGAAGCATCTTCCACATGCATATAATCTCTGTAATATTCTCCATTATCATATAAGGTAATATCTTGATTCTCCCTAAGGAGATTTACCATATGACCTAAAACATTCTTTCTTGGAGATACTGTTTTATCAGTTCCATACACATTAGCAAGACGAAATATACGATACTTACATCCAAAAGTTTCACAAAATGAAATCAACAATTGTTCTGCTGTTCGTTTTGTAATTGAATAAAATCCTTTAGGATCTGGAAGATCAGTTTCCTTTGCACCTATTACATCTAGACCATAAACAAATCCAGAACTCACAAAATTAAATACAATATCTTTACTTTTACAGTGCTCAAGTACTTTCATGAGAAGATTTAAATTAGTATTGATATCTACATGAAGATCTTCAAATACATTATAATTGGTAGTTGTACTAATAAAATAAAGAATATTTTTGGATTGTGGTTCTCTAGAATCTCTAGGAATTTTTACAATCTGATCAGAAAAAAGATTACAAAAAGATTCTCCAATAAAACCCGTTCCACCATAAACTGAAATTTTATTACTCATACTTCTCACATTCTTCAAGAGTTTTTCCAAGAGCATCCTTTGAAGAAATAATGGGATTGTGGGAATTCCAAGTTAAATTTAAGGCAGGATCATTCCAAAGCAAAGTTCTTTCATATTCTGGATAATAATAATCAGTTGTTTTATACATTACCTCAGCATGTTGACTAAGTACATAAAATCCATGAGCGAATCCTGGTGGAATCCATAATTGAGTGTTATCACTAGATGGCAATTGAACCATCAAGGATTTCCCAAATGTTGAGGAATTCCTGCGGAGATCAACTACAACATCAGTAATTGATCCCAAAATGCAACGAACCAACTTTCCTTGAGGATACTTTATTTGATAATGAAGTCCCCTAACAACATTCATATGAGATTTTGAATGATTATCCTGAACGAAATCTCCATCAAATCCTGTCAAATCTTTGAATTTTTTAAGGTTAAATGCTTCAACAAAAAATCCACGTTCATCACAGAAACGCTCTTCTTTAATTAGATAAACATCATTAAGTTCAGTTTTAATTGCTTTTATAGTCATTGTTGTCCGTACTTTTCTAGAAGTTCTGGAGAATATTGTAAAACATCTTTGATATCTTTTTCTTCTCTCTTCGCTTTCTCAAGTTCATAAACTCTATTTCTGAGTTCTGTGGTAGAGAACTGATGTCTCCTCAAATGATAATAGATCTCTATATCATTATCAATACAATACTGCTTTCCAGTAAAATCAATATCCTTATACTCTTCACTCAAAAATCTAATATCAAAACTTTGAGTCTTAATTAAATTGAGAAGATCTGCTTCCGAATCATAAACGAGAATTTCATTCACATATTTACATGCCTGTACCTGAGCGTATCTCTCATAAATTGATTGTACTGGTTTATTTTTTAAACTAGGTCTATCAATTGTTGGATCAACCTGAAGTGCTACCTTTAAGTAGTCGCACATTTCCCTTTCCATTTTGAGCATAGTAACATGCCCAGCGTGGAAAAGATCGAAGCAACTACAATTAAAACCAATTTTCATATAAAACATACTTTTATATTATTATAGCAAAAAAGGAGAGTTTATGCAACTCTCCTATCAGGTCTTTCAGGCTCGCCACCAATTCTTTAACTGGAAATTGGAAACCAGGCGGGGAGAGTATCCCATCCGCACCACTTGCTCTTGAAAAAAGCAAGAAAACAATAGGGTCATAATTGACTCCACCAGAGTAAGTTTTAAGACTTTTCAGGTCTCAGGGGGATTTCATCACCGACCAGTATTTTTTACGACTCTCCATGTCCCTCTAACTTTTTATTTTCCCAATATTTCTTTTTAGCAATAGACATTTTTTGCCTACATTCTTCTGAAAAATATTGTGGATTTTTTCTTTTGGTTTCTTTTATTTTATTTTTATGTTCTTCTGTTAGAGGTTTTCCGTAAAATGGATGTTTTTCTCCACTTACAGATTTTGATATTTTTTTCTTGGATTCTTCTGTGTGCTTTTTACCTATCCATGATGGTGGAGTATTATATCTCCCACCATCATTAATATTTTCTAAAATACCACCTTCAGATTTTTTACCAAATAAAAATATCATATACATTTCATGATCAAATGCTTCATCTTCTTCTAAATTATTTTTTAGAATAAGAATTCTGTCTTTCGGGGGGACAGATACATTATCATGAACATGGTATGCCCTACGACCAGTTCCTTTTCCAATATAATAAGGACAATTATTTGAATCCAAATAACAATAAGTGTAAAACTGATTCATAACTACCCTAGTTGAACTATTATTATTTATAATAGACCAGTGCTGTTATAGACCATCCGTGTCTTCATCATCCCTAACATAGCAAGGAACTCTATCAGGATCTAACCATTTCGCATATTCGATATCTTCCATTGCAGTAGTACATTGCATAGAATTATCAAACAGATAAATGTCATTCCAACGTTTAGTGTAATAATCTTGTTTTTGCATACGGTAATCGATCATACCGTTGAGTTCAATGATACCTTTTTCAACGAATCGGTATCCTTCACGCTCAAAAATAACTTTTGTCATCATGCAACTTCAGAGGTTTCAAGGTCTTGGGCGATAGACTCAATTAGAATATCATAGTTATCCAAAGGATCTTCAGAGAACATTACACCTTCATTTTCATAATAACGACGAATCTTTTTGTAGAGTTTCGGATTCTTTACATCAAGATAAAATTCACCATTGACCGCAGATTTAAGAGTTTGGAGGTCTTTCTTAAATTTGATTGTAACCGACATTGCTTTGATTTGTTTGCCTTGTTATTATAGGATGAAATGACTGTTAAGTCAAGTGTGCCAGTTTAGGAACTGGCAATCGGAATGCTCGGATTTGAACCGAGATTATTCCTGCTCCCAAAGCAGGTGCCATGACCAAGTTAGG